AGGCGTATACTGTAAGCGTAACAGCTATACAATAGTATATGTTTGGCCATCTGGTATTAGCGTACCGGGTGGCTTTTTTTTTATTTATTATCTTGTTTAGAAGCTTGTTTTAAAGCATCTTAAAACAAGTTTTAGTCGAGAGTACTAGCTCTTTTCGACAGGTAGATAGGCCTTAGCACATGTTCTGAGACCGTCGATATGGAGTGATAGATCGCCTTTTATATTTGCACCAAGAGGATCAAGTATAAAATCTATGCCTTCCCTTCTTGCCAACTTTGAAGCTGGGACAAAATCACTATCTCCTGCGATTAAAACTATTTGGTCCACTTGTTTTTTATAGGATAGAGAGGCTATATCTAGACCTATTTTCATATCCACTCCCTTTTGATCTATGCTGAGGAAAAAATCACTATCTTTCAAATCATCAACTGCTATAGTTTTATTGATTAGTTTTTTTACGGAATCAGGCTTTAGGTTATAGTGTGCTAAAGCATCTGATAAGATTCCAAGTCGTAATGCAACTTTTCGTTTTTTGCTTAACTCTTCAAAGAATTCTTTTGTCCAAGTATACAAATCAGATTTACCTAGATCCACGGTCCTTTTTGTTAAAGGGTGATAAACCTTTTTCGCAGAAGGTGGGCAGTCATAATAAAAAATTCGATACAATTCGTGTTCAAATTTTACTGAAGCATTTTTCTTTTCAGTCAAGTGTCTTTTGCAGTAAGAGTATAATTCATCTGCTCTCTCCTTTGGAGTTAAATCTCCCAAAGCAGAAAATGCTCGTTTACGGTAATAGCCGCCATCAACTAATATAGCTGTTCTCATAAATCCTCCAAAAAAAAATCTCTAGGCTCGGCTGACTCCTTATGGTGGAGAGCTTACTACTAGAGATAGTATTCTGTGTTATGTACCCACCAAATTTATGTGGGTGTTACCATGATACTATACAAAAACTATAGTTGTCAACACCTATTTTTTATGGCGTTTTTGCCGAAAAACAATATATTGTGCTAGTTTGACTTGACAAATATAAAAAACACAATATATAGTACTTTAGTTAAAAAAATATTGTGATTTATTTTTTTATATCCAACAATTTCTTGTAAGATAACAACATAAGTTATGTTTTTACAAATTCAAACCTTCCCGCTAAGCTCTAGCTTCACTCTCGACCTGATCGCAGTCGGGCTTGTCGAAATCTCTTCTTAATATGTGCTTAATCTCGTGTAATTTGGTCTTTTTATTTGTATCTGCAGACAAGGCAGGGTTAAGTACCACCGTGTAATATCCGTCCTCTTCCATAACAAAGCCCTTTACCTTTGGTGGTATGCCGGGAAGATAAACATATCTGCAGTTATCATTTGTTAATCTATACTTTTTCATTATTCCCTATATCTTTTACTTTCTGAATTTATCTATAATTGTCTTTACCATTTCTAAATCGTCCGCCGATACATCTTTAGCGGCGTCAAATAATACCTTGTATTCAGGATTTTTAAAAAGGAACTGTGCAAGTTCTTTAGCATCCTCATCTATATAGTAGGAGTTATCTTCTTCCTGAGTTCCCTTATCTTCCAGTAAATCAGATTTATTTATGCCAAAGTAGTCGGCTAAGGCTTGCACCTTGTCCATTCTAGGCAAGGCTACCATCTGCATCCAAGTATTAAAGGTCTGAGGTGATACACCTATGGCATCGGCAACCTCTCTTTGTGTTTTATTTCCCTTATCTAAGTAGCGTCTCAAGTTATTAGCGAATATTTTCCTGTAAATCTTGTCTTGCTCCTTATCATCCCACCCCATAAGTTGAGCCGGAGTAGTTTCTAATATCTTTGCCAGAGGCTCTAATGTTCCTACGGGCAAATTTTCAATTTCATTACTTTCATATCTATAAACAGTTGCTCTATTTTTGCCTAGTTTTTCAGCGACTTCATCAACTGATAAACCTAATTCTATTCTTCTTTGCTTTATTCTCTCTCCTATCGTCATTTTCGGAACTCCTTTTATATTAGGATAGAGTAATTATATAACTTTATTTGCAAATATGCAACACTAAAAACTTTATAAAATAAAAAAATCGCATATTACGCAAAAAATGTGTTGACAAAAAAATGAATAAGATTTATTATAAACTTGTCGCAGAAATGCGATAGAAAGGAAATAGAGCTATGAATGTTAATAAGCTAAAGGGAAAGATTGTAGAGAACGGTCTAAACGTCTCGCAATTAGCATCTTCCATTGGTATAGACAGGACTACCCTATATAGAAAGCTCACTTCAAACGGTGATACATTAACAATAAGCGAAGCTGAGAAGATATCAAAGGTCTTAAATCTATCAATGGAAGATGTAAATGCAATTTTTTTTACTGATTTTGTCGCATAATATGCGAATTTAAAAAGGGAGGTGATTTTATAAGTGAATGTATTTGAGGCTTTTAAAAGGATTAAAGATGTAGAGTTTGCGGCTCACATGATGTATGAGATGGTGCAAACTTATAAGACACAAGAAGAGATATGTAAGCACTTGAAATCTGAAATTCCTGAAGAACAGCTGCTTGAAATGATTCAAACAGCTGAAGAAGAAGGTAATGATTATCCTTTGTCTTTTGACGGGTTGCAATAGTAACAGCCGTTAATTTTCGTGGATAGGAATGCACGGGCTACTTGAGCCATAGAGTAAGAATCACAATTATAAACGTGTTCAGGTTTGATTTCATCTATCTGACATTGAGACTTCTCATTGTCAAGGTCGTGTATTTCACCTGTAGACTTATTCAGCACAAAACGTAATCCGTTGTATGGAGCGTTATATCTACGCATATAAGTTCTCCTTTCGAATTATTTAGGTGCTGGCACACCTATAAAAGTATAGTAGGAGAATTTAATAACAATGTAAATATATTAATTTTTTTTAATCGAGGAGGTGATTTTATAAAAATAGAAAAGTGGTGCAACCACGAAATCAGATTTGTAGAAAAAGATGGCGAATGGTGGGCGGTAGGAAAGGATGTTGCAACGGCATTAGGCTATAAACATACAGCACATATGTTCCGCATGATTGATGATGACAACAAGGGAGTCCATAAAGTGGACACCACATCGAAGAAAGTAAAATGCCCGACAACCCAAGATATGCTCGTGATATCTGAGTATGGTATTTACAACGCTGTGTTTTCAAGCAATAAGCCTGAGGCTAAAGATTTTAAGCGTTGGGTATTTGGAGTAATAAAAGAACTCCGTAAGGCATCCGGCTATGAGGGCTTTGAAATATTCCGAATGCTTGATAAAGAACATCAAAAAGAGATGATGAAAAAGCTTCAGGAAGGCTTAAAAAGTCCTGCAAGAGTTGACTTTATCAAGGCCAATACAATAGCAAATAAGGCGATATCGCTTAAACATGGCTATCCAAAGATGGTAAAGAAAGCCACTATGACACCTGAAATGCTGAAGGATAGAGAGCCGATACTTGCGGACACAGTAGAGCTGATGGCAGTAAAGGACAAGTACGGCTTAGATGTGTCAGTAAGCGATACGATTTATAAGAAAACTGAAGAAAAGGTTGGTTAGGAGGGAAGAGTGACCGAAGAGCAGAAAAGATTAGAAAGTGTCTTATTAAGATTAGTTGAGGAATTATACAGAAGGGGCACAGTGGAGCAGGTATCACTGATATCTCATGAACTTATAGAACTGTGGGAGGTGACAAGAAAAGATGGAATTTCCAAAACAGATAATGAAAATGTCAGAACTTAAAAAGCTTGGATTTCCGATACCGCTACTGATGGAAGCTTACAGGGATCCAAAGCAGAATTTCGCCACTAAGATAGATCCGTCAAAGCCAAATTCGACGATTATATTTGACACGGTCGGCTTTGATAAGTGGATTGCTAAACGAATTAAGATACAGACTACAGAATTTGCAAGCCAAAGAAGAAGGTCTGCAAGGGGAGCAGGGTGGAAGATAGTAAGAGAGGTAGGATAGATAAATGAAAAAGGAGCTAAAAGAGGTTTTAAACAACAATTTTGAGAATATGGACCTTAAGGGGTGGAGCTTTAAAGGGCAAAACCTGACAGGAGCAAACTTTGCAGGAGCAAACCTTGAGGGAGCTTGCTTTATAGATGCAGTTCTTGTCGGTACAAATTTTGAAGATGCAAACTTAAAGAATGCAGACTTCTCATGCGCTAATGCGTGGAGTGCTAACTTTAATGAGACAAACTGCAAAGATACACTGTTCCTATCAGCTAATTTGACAGAGGCAAGCTTTGAGGGTGCCGATCTGGACGGTGCGTCATTCGCTTTGGCAAATCTGACTGAGGCAAATCTTCAGGACACGAATATTATTACAGCTGAATTTTATAATACAGTTGGTATTTATCTGGTATGTCCGACAGAGGGTGAGTTTACGGGGTGGACGATAGGAGAGGATTTTAAGGGCAATGAGTGCTTAGTGGAAGTATTTATCCCTGCTTGGGCGGACAGAAGTTCAGGAACAACAAGAAAATGCAGGGCTGAGGCTTTAGTAATCAAATCTTTAGAGTTGCTAAGTGATGGTGGGGATGCACTTTTCATGAGACTCAAACATAGAGATTTTGGATTTGCAGTCGGTCAAGAGTTGTATGATAGCAATTTTGAAGTAGACAGATTTAAGACAAGTTCTGCAGATTTGTACTTCTGGATATCAAAAGAAGAGGCCTTGGCACATGCGAGGAAAAAGATATGATAGTACATCACAATAATACAATTATACACATAGTTGACGGTCCTAAGCCTGCACTAAGGTATAAAGAAATCCACAATGCAATACAGCCGGGCGACACTTTCCTGATGAAGTGCGAGCTTTTCATAAAAGAAAATGCCATACCTACTGATGTAATCTGCGAGGTCGAAGTTAAGAAAGTGTATCACAACTGGTGTGAAATAAAGGCTATAGAAGAGCGAAAAGAAGTTGTTCGAGACAAGAAAAAGAAGAGGTCTATCAGGATAAAAAGAGTGGAGCATGATATGTCGGCTACAATTGGTCAGATACTTACAGACAGCACTCTGGGAGCGATACTCTGTGGTCCTTCATTGAGCAAGGTGCTTGAGAAGAAAACATTAAAAGAACTATTAGAAGACAAGGAACTGGGAAGAAAACTTCTCGGCAAAGGAGGATTTAAATGTCTAATTTAAAAGAAAAGGTAGTTGTGCCGGATGTATGGTCCGGCAAGAAGTTAGAGAAAGATATAGCAGAGTTTAAGAGCAGTCACAGCAAAGAGGTTGAGAAATTAAAGAGAAAAGTTGCAGAGCTTGAATATAATCTCGACAGTGTGGAAAAGGCTTTTTGGATGGGTGTTATAGGGTTAACGATATTTAATTTAGCTGTAGTTGTAATGTTTGTTTTTTGAATATAAGGAGAAAATAGAAATGATTAATTTAACTTTTGAAACTTTTGACGAGATGGTAGTTTTTGCAAAGCAGATACTTGGTAATCAGACAGC